TGGAAGGCCCTGGTTAAGGATACCTTGGGAGAAAGCGTAAGGTAGGTTCATGTTCATACGAAATCTCCAGCCATGCCTTGGCTAAAAGAAGCGCCGCCATAAGGATTACCACCACCCCCAAAGAAGTTACCGAAGCCATTGAAGCCATTCGGCATGTATTGGTTTTGGAAGCCCATGCCACTCATGGCACCACTTAAAGCGCTTGCACCTGGGCTAATTGGGTTCTGGGCGTAGCTGCCCTCGGTCTTGTTAGCAGCCAGGGCATTCAAGTAGTCTTTACCTAGGTTGTAATTGTAGCCGGTTGTGTAATCGAATTGACCTTTGTCAGCATCGATCTGACCTTGGTCGAAGGCATTCTGGTTGTTTCCAGCGCCCAGAGCAGTGTTGAAACCACCTGATGCCATGTTCAGACCAGTGTTGAAGTTGTTAGCCATCATGTTGTTCGCGTTGCCTGCATTAGACAGCGCTGAGGTCGTTTGGTTAAACTCGGTGTTACCTTGGGCCAACCTTGCGTCACGCAGGCTGTTGTAGACATCGGTGCTTACGTCAGCGAAGCGGTCATCATATGCTCGATTGGCAAGTGCATCAGCGACACCAGCACGACTGGAGTTCGTGTTGCCAGATCCTGATGCAGCCATGTTGATGCCAGGCAGCGTTTGCTCGTTAAGGCGTCTAGTGTCATCACGCATCATCGCTTGCACAATGGGGTTCATGTTGTCAGTGGCATACTGAGAAGCATCGGCCATCATGTCAGGACGGTTAGCCATCCCTTGAAACTGGTTGTAGAGATCAACTGAGTTAGAACCAAAGCTATCTGACTGGTTCATCAGGTTTTGACCAGTTCCAGTGTTTGCCATGCCAAAGTTGTACATGCCATTGTTGGCAATGGTCTGCATTGGATTGACGCCAGCATAATAGGGACCTGAGTAGGGGCCTTGGTTAACCATACCTTGGTAGGAACCAGAGATGTCACCCATAGCGCCCTTCATGTAAGGCATAGCTGCGTTCATGTACTGGTTGTTTTGGTTATTGGCGTCTTTGATAGCCTTTGACTGCTTGTTAGCTGCAGCCATGCCCATGATGCCGCCGATTAACGCGCCGATCATATGGTTCTCCGATCTTATGCTTCTTTTGTGTGCTTGTTAGATTTCTTCTGGGCTACTTTTTCTTTGGTGGCTTCTTCTTCTTGGGTGGCCGACCAACTTTAGACCCATAGGTCCCTTTTCCTTTTGGCATAATGGAATCTCCGTAATGCTTTTGTGTGTTTGCTGTTAGGTGGTGGGTTCTGTAGGCCAGCTTGGGTTACTTGGATCTGAGGTATTAGCTGGTAGGTCCCTTAGAGCCTGTCTATAGACTGCCCACTCTTGCCTCTTTGCATCCGTAAAAGGGCTGTCGAGGGTCTGGGTCCAATCACTGGATGACAGCATCTTGTCTCTGTCGGATCTGAGCGTCTCTAGGTGTTCTGCAAGATCTGACGCTGAGATCTGATCGTCGGGCCAAGGGGTGACCACACCGTTAACCAGGGTTGTTTGGGTTGACTGGATGCCGGCGATCAAAGTGTAGCCAGTGGGTATATTCTCTGGTGTTGGCAGGGGTAAACTTGATTTACATGCGTAGACCATTGCTCCGCTGAATGTATCGTAAAAAGTGTAATCAGCCATTGTTTACTATTTCTCCACAGCTAGAACTAGGATCTCAAGACCAGCTGGGATTCTTATGGTCCTATTGTTAAACCCTATGTTCTTAATGCGGATCTTGATGTTTGCAGCGCCATCACTTCCGTTTTTAACTGCTGCTGCAAATCCGTTGAACCCAAATGTAGATTCACTGTTTCCGTTGTAAGCTGGTAGCGTTCTATTCCAAGTGTTCGTTGAACCGGTAAGTAAACCTGTGGACTCAAAGAATGCTTGCCCGTTGGCATTGTTGCTTGCGCTTGTTCCAAAGAAAGAAAACGAAGCCATTATCAGGAGCTTACTGCCAGCTGTAAGATTGCCAGTTGTCAGCTGGAAGGTTGTCTCAGAGTTGTTAGTCTGTAAGTCAACCTGAGATGCTGAAGTAATCTGAGCAAGCTGGCTGAGACCTGGTAGGCGGTCGATGTCTAGGGAACCAGTGTTAACCACATCCGCATTAAGGCTCTTAATCCTTGCGCCTTCTACGAAGAGGTTCTCAATGTATGTACCAGCTGGCATCGTGACGCCATCGACAGTTCTTGAGTTTGCGTAGTGTGCAAAGGGTACTGTTTCAACAGCGCTACCACTTGAGTCCGTTGCGCCAATCCGAAAGGCATCAGCTGATACATCAAAGGTGCTGGTTGGTGTACCATTGTTTGCTGTACTAATGAGACCATAGCCGCTGATGTGGCCATTGTTGTCTATCTTGACGGTGTGCTTGGCCTCAATACCGTTGATGGATGAGGTATTGCTTGTAATAGAGCTAGTCTGGTTGCCAACAGTCGTAGACAAGGTTGTAATGTCAGAAGCCTGAGCAGTAATTGTGTTACCTTGCGAGGTAACTGTGGACGTCAGACCAGACACGGCGCTAGAAGTGGCGCTAATGTCTGTCTCAGCATTCGTTAGGTCTGTTTGTAAGGTTGTAACATCAGATGCCAAAGACGTTATTGAGTTGCCCTGTGAGGTGACTGAGGACGTTAGTGCAGACACAGCACTAGAGGTGGCGCTAATGTTTGTCTCAGCATTTGTTAAGTCTGTTTCTAGAGTTGTAACATCAGATGCTAAGGCAGTAATTGAGTTGCCCTGTGAGGTAACTGTAGACGTTAAGGCAGACACAGCGCTGGAGTTGGCCGTAATTCCAGTTTCGGCGTTTGTTAGGTCTGTTTCTAAGCTTGTGACGTCAGATGCTAAGGCCGTTATTGAGTTGCCCTGTGAGGTAACTGTGGACGTCAGGGTAGAGATAGCGCTGGAGTTTGCTGTGATAAGACCATTGGCTGTGGTTAGACTTGTCGATAGGTTGACAATGTCCTGAGCCAAGGCTGTCACAGTTCCATTAATACTGGTAACTGTTGCAGTTAGACTACTTACAGCAGTTGCGTTGGCATTTATGTCATCTTGAAGATCAGATATTAGACTTTCTGGATCACTGGCTCTCAGCCATGCGTTACCTGAGTAGACAACCAGGCCTTGGAAACCTGTGCCTAGAGGGTCCCACGGGGTCACGGCATATCTCAGCATACCTTTGAGAGGTCTGGCGGGGGGCTTGTCTACGACTTGTAAGCTGCCCTCGCCAACAGTCTTCATAGAGTTCTCGATCTCTTGAAGCTGACCTGAGAGGTAGACTGACATCCCTTCGGGGTCTAGGGGTACTGGCTGTCTTATGTACTGGTTAACCACTAGGTCTGTGACTGTATTAGTTGCCATCTTGGTTACCTCCGACCAAGAGGTAATAGGTCCAGGTCAAAACCACTGATGGTGAAGTCCTTAACCACAGTACCAGCGTCGATCTTATAGCTCAGGTATCGACCAGATTCGCGGGTGTCGAGCTTGTAGCTGGTGCTGACATCAAAGGCCTGGGGGGTACTATAGGTGGGCAGAAGCGTTGGGATATCTGATGCACCCAAAGTAAAGTTAAAGGTTTTGTCTGTAGACAGCGTAGAGATCTGAGGAAGGATCTTACGGATCGTCTTGTAGGTGTCTACAGATGCTCCAAGCTCTTGGTCTAGGTCCAAACCAATGCGCTCTAAGAGTATAGGCTTAGTGCCTTCTTCATACATCGGTAGAGCAACCTGGGTGTTTTCATCTGTGTGATCCAAGGCTAGCATCTGGTTGTCTGACAGGCCATCAGCAGTGCTCTGCAGGGAGATGCAGATGGGGTGACGTGAGAAGCTACCACCTTGACCCAAGTAGGTTCCACCAGTGGTGTCATAGGTTAGAGTTGAGGCTGCATAGGTGTTCACGTTGTTAAAGTTGGCAGTGCTGCTGCTAACCAAGTTGGGTAGATCCATGAAGGACCAACTGTTATGCCTATAGTTAAAGACAGCTGCACGGTTACACGCTGATCCGTTAGTGAACTCAGCCATGTCATCAGCTGACTTGTAGCAGAAGTAGATTTCTTCGGTGATGTCGTTGTGGTAGGTGAAGCACTTGGATGTGCTATTGGTGTCTATGGAGTTGAAGATGTAGTTCCTGACACGGCCATCGCATATAGACTGGCGAGAGACAGCATCGGTTGTATAGATGTCATCCCTGTCAAAGACATAATGACGTCCCTCAGCCTCTACGATGCAGTTCTGGTTAATAACCCCAGCATCATCAAAGAGCTTACGGAAGTTCATGATAAAGGTGCCACCGACAAACTCCATGAGCCACACCTGGTCGCTACTGTAGATAATAAAGTTGGAACCTAAGGTGGCACCATCGATGATTGCAGTGTCCATCTGAACGATGTCATTGAACCCAGCCGACTTGGTGGTGTCTGTTGCATCCCAGCTGCTAGGGGCCTGGTTGGCTAAGGCAACATCAGAGAAGCGTACACGGGTTGGAAACGTAGAGGCACCCTCAGTTAAGTCTAAGGCTATCAGGAAGTCCTTGTAGCTCCTGAGGGATGCACACTTGTGACCAGAGGTCCAGTTAGCAAGAGTACTGAAGGTTGACTGGGAAGGTAGTCTGTAAAGCGGAGCTTGGTCGCCCCTGTTTAAGTAGTCTACGTTAGACAAGGTAGTGCCCGTGAAGGCCTTGGTGGTGGCATTGGCTGACCCAGTGTACTTGCTGGTCAGGGATCCACCTGATGTAAACTCAAAGATACTGTAGTTGCTGGTGCCCACCAGGATGCTGTCGTAGCCGGTGTTACTGTAGCGGCCAAAGACAAAGGTGGGGCTTATGGAGCTTAGGTCTAACGCCGTGCGGAAGACTGGGGATCTCTTAATGTTGGCACCATCGAAGCTGACGTTCTTAGCTCGGGTGAAGGCATTGAACGGAAGATTGAAGGGGTCAACGTCAGTAATTACGCCTACGTTACCTAGGTTACGCACGGGTAATACAGACATGACTAATGATACCTACCTTAATGGACGGGAGTTGCTATGGTGACCTGAGATGTACTTAAGTCTAAGTCTTCATGATGTAGGCTAATGCATAGAACGGTGGCCTGTTCTCATGGTCTACTCCAGAGCCTGTGGTAGCATTGGTTGTAGAGACTGTGATGCCTGTGAATGCACTACCTGTGACGCCATTGGTGTTAATGTCTGCGTCACGATCACCACGTCCCTCACCGCCTGATCCTGTGGACACAGTGTACTGGTGAGTGTGCCCAGGGTCTGTGACTACTGATGTAGCTACGTGGGTGTGCGCGGGTAGCTCTGCCTCAGACAGAGTAACTGTAGCAGCACCACCTGTGTCACCCACATCGTAGTTGCCACCATTGGCACCAATGACAAACCTAGCTCTGAGATCGGGGGTACTGTTGTTGCCATCACATAAGACATAGCCGGTAGGGATAGCAGAGATGGCCCCAGACCACAGGATGATACCACCAGAGGGTACTATTACTAATGAAGCCAAGGCTGTCAGTTGTGTCTGGATCGAACTGGTGACGCCATCTAGGTAGCCAACCTCGGTGCTAGTGACACCAGCTGCTGCTGCACCAGCCATGACGTTAAGATCAGCCTGGTTACTGGTGACAGCCCCTGTCAGGTTTGGGAAGGTGCCCTTGACGGTGCTCTTGATAAGACGAAGGTGGTCATCGGCTTGGGCTAGACCATCAGTCGCTGCAGGGTTAGCTGCGTTCAGACTGTTGATGTAACTTCCTGTTTCTAAGGCCATGACGGGGATCCTTTGGTGGTAGACCTAGGTGGTGCTCTAGT